TTGCATGTTCTGTTTTAGTCCAGCATCAAAGAAGAGCGCCAAGAAATGTCTATCACTGTGGATGGAGCTCCGGAATCCGGGACAAATCTTCCCGAATTTGACGGATCCTATGGGCCACAAGCCCCTAGAATTAAACGAGAGCGTTTTCGCCAGGTATTACTACCTCGTGAAACAATTTCGTTTATAGCCAAACCCAGTGAGGCATTTCCACAGGGTTCAATTAGTACTAGCACAAATGTGCAACATACTAACTCTGAACTCTGTATCGACACCATCCGTAATCCAAAGTTCCGCGGCAACCGAGAGTTTATCTCGGATGATGGCGGTGACCTAACGATTCGGAGGAGTTGGTGGCGACCAGCCAATGCTTATATAAGCAGTGACTGGCAAGGCAACACACGTACTCAAGGTAGTCTGTGGCTCAACTTTTATGGAGAGTTCCATGATGGATTCTCCACATCTGGTGATTTACCACCGACTATCGATTTTGAGGAAATTGCTGCCTTAGGACCTGCGGCTTGGAATTCTTTCAAGCCGGCCAAACCGATTGTTCAGCTAGGAGTGGCGTTAGCAGAGCTCAGAGAGCTTCCACGCTTGCTTTATGCAAGTGTGGCTGATCTCAAGGGCATTGCTGACTACTTCTTAGCTGTTCAGTTTGGATGGATTCCACTTCTCAGCGATGTGAAGAAGCTCATAAAGTTTTATGAGGTTGTTTCACAACGAATTGACTTTCTTATAGCCAATTCTGGGAAACCAGTGAGAAGAACAGGTCGTCTCTCTTCTACCAGCGACGCTGCCGTCCTTTGGGACGAGAGCGGACTACGAATGAGAAATACGGCTCCCGATTTGGGGAAACCGTCTTTAACTGATTCGTGGCGTCAATCATCAAGATACACCATTACACGAGAACGCTGGTTTTCCGGCGAGTTCGTATTTTGGATTGATGACATTCGCTGGCCAAACACTCGGTCCCACATAGGGGCTGGCCTGATTGGTCTCCGGATCACTCCGGCCGATGTTTGGGATGCACTGCCGTGGACATGGCTTATCGATTGGTTCGCTAATGTCGGGGATATTCTTCATAACCTCGAAGATAACGTGGCCGATCGACAAGTTAGCAAGTATGCTTACGTAATGGGTAAAACCATTCGTGAGTATACTCAGCACACGACAGACGGCTATTTCTCTGTGGCACTGTCTCATTTGTTTGAGACTAAGGTCCGCAGAAAAGTAGACCCGTTTGGACTAACTCCTGAGGTGGAACTTTCTCCGCTTCAGATCGCGATACTAGGATCTCTTGCACTTCAGAGGGTTTAATTCTCTGAATAACAAGATAGTCTGATGTATCACAAACCGCGGCGTTAGCCGTTCAACCAAATAGGAGTCGTGACAATGTTCGCGGACCCACAAACACTAACCGTCAATGCTGATCCCAAGGTTATGCCTAGGGTAAGCAATGCCGGGTACGAGTCGATTTATCGTACGGCTCAGGGGGTTTATGCCCTCCGAGTTTCGCACGATTTACAGGCAAAGAAGGAGAGACATCTTGTAGAGTTTTCGCGTAAGGATCTTGTTACAAATCCTTATTCGACGCTCCAACAGGATGCCATTCTCAAGGTCCAGCTCGTTATTGATAACCCCAATTGGGGTCTCATTAGCGATACTGAGATCACTTATTGCGTCAATGCCCTGTGCGCCTGGTTGACTGCGTCCTCATCGGCCGCAGTCACAAAGCTTCTCGGAAACGAGAGCTAATTTAGCTCTCCAGTACTGTCAAGCACTGGCACGCTGATCGACTCATACGCTGAGTATTAACTTCTCAGCGGGGTCCGCATTATTGCGTACATTGTCACTAGGATTAAACTACCCTTCGAAAGGGGGAGTTTATGAAAAGCCGAATACGGCTCCTCTTCTCAGATCTTTCTGAGATCCTAAAGGCCATGCTCGCAGATGCGGGCTTGGTGTGTAGTACCTCCACGTGCCGCGATTTCGTAACTTTGAAATCGCGGACAGAAAACGAAGGCATATCGTTTTTGACAATATGCTTACCGACCTTCGCCAAAGGCTTCGAGAGAAGCATTGAGGCTGGTCGATGGCTCCCAGACCTCTTTACTGGCTTCAAAACCAGTAAAGGGGCGTGTCTCCCTGCATTCTTGCAAGGTTTCACGAGTCTCGTTTTCGACTCAAAGAAAGGAGACTTACATGCAGTTCCGTCTATCGACGCTATTGTTGCTGTTAGGCAGATTTGCCTGGCATTCAACAAGGTCGCGATGGAATGCACAAAGCAGCGCCAGCACTCAGCTGGAGTTGCCTATGCAGCATGTGAAGCGGAAGTCGCGACATTCCGTGCAACCAAATGGAAGCTTAGAGAAAGTTTTCTCGCTGCTTCTAAGTGGCTTTATGGTAGTACTCTCTATCGTCTTGCTCGTGTTCTACGAGACGACGGTAGTTTGCCTACCAGGCACGGACCTGGGACCACGGTCGACGGTACCTCCGGGAATCGGAAGTATCTTCACCGACAGTGGTCAAGACGTCTTAATCGCGTGCTACCTTTTGACCGATACTGGTTCTTCAACTTTGAGGAACTAGAGCAGTCATTGGGTTTAGGTGGCATCCTTGATTTTACAGTGGTTCATCCTAAAGATGAACCGCCTGTCAAGGTATGCTTTGTACCTAAGACGCAGAAGACGCCTCGCGTTATTGCCATTGAACCTGTGTATAATCAATTCGTACAGCAGGGAATGATGAGAGTCCTTGTTCCTTCTTTAGAACGCGATAAGCGTACTAGAGGACAGATCAATTTCTCGAATCAATCGATCAATGGCGCCTTGGCTCTTTCGTCTTCTATAACGAAGGAGTTTGCCACGATAGACCTTAAGGAAGCCAGCGACCGCTTACATGCGGCAGTTGTCCACCTTATGGTGCAAAGTCAACCCGATGTAAACCGGGCAGTCTTTGCATGTCGTAGCAAATATGCAAAGCTCCCAAATGGAAAGATAATTCCCATGAAGAAGTTCGCATCCCAAGGATCCGCTCTAACGTTTCCATTGGAGGCTATGGCTTTCTATTCGATTGCTATAGCTTCTTTTATGGAGCGTTATAGTCTCCCTGTACATCACTCGAGGGTCAAAGACTTTTGTAAAAAAGTCTTTGTCTATGGTGATGACATTATAGTACCTACCAAGGAGGTAGATACTGTCATCGACGGTCTGGAATCCGCAGGACTCCTGGTGAATAAGAACAAAACTTTTGTTCAAAGTCACTTTAGGGAATCTTGTGGTATAGATGCATTTAAGGGGAACATCGTTACCCCTATTTACATCCGAACCGTTCCGCCGAAGACAAAGCGTGACGCTTCCGCAGTCGCTGCGACGGTGTCTAGTGCCAATCAGTTTTATCTGAAGGGTTACTGGAAAACGTCGGCGATTCTACGAGCGATTGTAGAATCGGTCATGGGGACAGAGTTGCCCCATGTCAGACCTGACTCGGAGTTGTTGGGTTGGTACTCAGTCTCTGGCCATTATTCCGTCATGAGATGGAATAGTGATCACCATTGCTTCCAAACTCGCGGTTATACCGTGAGGATTAAGAAGAAGGCTGATCGCCTTACTGGATACCGAGCCATGGCAAAGTGCTTTGGAGAGGATGTCACTAAGTGGGCTAACCCCAAAGATGATCTCTTTGAGGAAGGTTCACTACAGTGGTACCCCTCCAGCTCCATCGAAAGCCCATTTGGAATGGGAGCCTACCCTCAAGATCTTGATTCTTGGGGTGGGTTCTTCAAACTGAGTGAGCCACTCGATGAAGAGCGCTTTGCAGTCACGTCACGGCGCGGAGCCGTTTACACGAAACTCCGCTGGGTCAACGCGTAAATTACGCGTTGTCTTTCGTTAGGCCTTGAAAAGCCTAAAGCAAGGGAACCTTCCTTTCGAGAATGTTGGTGTCAAATCCACTAGATCTCTCGATCTATGATCGAGATGCTCTGATGTTTTTAAACATCCTTATCTCGCAAGGCGGCA